GCGCCAAACAAACCAGAGTTATTAAACTGAACCTGCGTGTTAGACCCAGCGGCGTTGGCAATCGTACCGGCAATCTTTACGTAATCTGTGCCGTTATAAAATACGCTGACCTTCTCGCCCGCCGCAATAGAAACACCAGTCTGACCAGAAGCTTTGAACGTGATAGCAAAAGAAGAAGCGTTGTCAACAAGGTACGTTTTGCTGTAGCTTGGGCCTGTGATAACTTTTGTAGCCGCTGTTGTGGCTGTAACTCTGATACACGCATACTGCGCTGTGGTTGCCCCAATACTATTTCCTGCCGAGCTACCCGTGGTGTTTGCCAGTGTAACAGCGGCATCACCTGTAAAAGATAGTGTACCTGCAATGGCAATATCAACGTAATCAGAAATACCATAGTTGACTGTATCGCCCCACGTACCAGAGAGCGTTCCCTGTGTGGGGGTGACTAAGCCTAAAAGAGTTGTCGTTGCTGGCATTTAAATGCTCCTAATTCGTTGCAACAGCAGTCCAACCTGCCGTTTGCGTGTTACCGATATTCTGCCAGTTTGCAGTCTGCGTGTCATCTATTACATCCCAGAAAGGCCGTGAAATGATTAAATCTGTCCCAGTTGCTGACTCAGTAAGAGAAGCTATGAAAGCCACAGCCGCCGCATCTACATCTGTACCCGTTGCAGTCTCTGCAATTACACCCTTAAATGTAGCACCAGCATTAACTGCATCCGTACCTGTAGCGCTCTCACTGATCACCGCCCCAACAGACAAACTACTAACTACCGCATCCGTCCCAGTTGCCGTTTCAGTAACAGTGACCAAGAACGCAAACGATGAATTTGTTGCATCCGTAATTGTCGCTGCTTCTGTGATCTGACCCAAGAAGTTGGCAAACGCCGCATCCGCATCAGACCCCGTAGCAGTCTCAGTAACCGAGGCACTCATCGTAAGCAATGCTGTTACGGCATCACTACCCGTACCCGTTTCACTGACCGAAGACCCCAATGCCGCCGTTGCGTTTATTGCGTCTGTACCCGTAGCCGTTTCCGTAACCGCCGCGTTGACCTGTACCAAAGCTGATACAGCGTCCGTCCCCGTGGCAGTCTCACTAACCGAAGAACTAACACTGTTCGCCCCTAATATCGCATCTGTACCTGTCGCAGTCTCATCAACCGTGCTTGCAAAAGCCGTGAAGCCCCAGCCACCTTCCCCCCATGCGCCGGAACCCCATGCTGACATATTAGCCCGCCAAGCTGAATGTGTAAGTCACAGACAAAGTATCACTAGCAACCACAGAGCGATCACCGGGTGAGCCAAAGTCAGCCGCAGAAAACAAAGTCCCAGTTGTGCCACTCTTAGCACTTCCGCTGGTCAGGAACGCCCCACCCACAGTTGTTGTGCCGTTAATGTTAAACGTAGCAGGAGAAGCCGTGTTAGTCACTACAGAAGGGTTAGCTGTTGTCGCTGTGGCAAACGTAGCAGCCACACGGGTTGCATTGCTGTAAGCCACAACCTCAGTCCAACCTGCGTGGGAAGCCATCGTGTCACCAGCCGCAGGTGTGTTAGAAGCACCAGCACCGTACAGGCCAATAAACCAAGAGGTAATCTGGGTGACTGAAGTCAAAGCAGAACCTGCCATGTACTGAAGACCTTCGTTGACTACCAAGTTCTTAGACTGAGCTTCCCATTTCAAGTTGCCGTCTTTGTCATGGCACTTAATTTCAAACAGGCCGGTAGCTTTTGCTTCCTCACCGGCTTTAAGATTGCAAGTCAGACCGCTAGAAACGTGGTCGGTTGCTTTAAGTTTTTCCGTGGTCATATTGACTCCTTAGTTAGAAGAACGAATCAATGCTGCCGTGGCTGTGTTAGCAGGCATTGTGATGGTGAAATTGGTAGAAGTTTTGTCAGACCCAAAGTCTAATACAGCAATAGATTTATTACCTTGAGTAACGTTATAGATCAGAGCACAACGAGCAGTTACAGATGCGTTAAACACCACATCGGCAAAGTCTACAAAAGCTGTATATCCAGAAGAACTGATTGTTACACCCGTCAAGGCTACCCCGCCCGCAACGTATCCAGTCCCAGTGACTTCATTGGTTGCGCTGTATACAGTGGTGGATTCGTTTAAATCTGCTTCTGCGGTGTACAAAGCAATCTTCAACGTATTCGTAGATAGATTGTGAACGCCCGTGTACAACTCAGTTTTAAAACTTGTTGTTTGTGTTTGGACTATGCTACTCATGTTACAGGCATCCTGTATTGACCATCACGATAAGCATCCATGCGTTGTTTACCATCACCCAAATTTTTGAGCAGTGTTAGCGCTTGCAGATACAACTTATCGTATACAGCCGTATCCGTAGCTTCACCCTTCATGTACCGCAAGGCTTCAACCAATGCGCCGTTAAGGAGTGCGCTGTCAAAGTTGTCACCAAGCCATGTAGTACCAGCGGTCACAATAGACTCGGGGTAATAGTAGTAATGCAGTTCAGCCCCATAAGCGGCGTCTGGCGTAGGGCCAACAATGAACGTTAACTCGTTCACGTTATCTGACCGAGGGCCAAAGATAGCGTAGTGTTTAGGTTTACCTGTGGACGTAGGGTTAGGATACGCATCACGAATAAAGTTTACGTCTTTGTTTAGGAGGTACAGGTAATCACCCCCCGCAGCGGGATATATGGCAAGGCTGTACACAGATAAAAAATCTGTTGGGCATTGCAGGTATTTGTTTGAGGCCGTCAATGATCCAGTTACGTTTTTACGCAAGTTGGCAATCTGCACGGAGTTGTAAATTTTTTGTTCCGCTTGACGCGTGAACATATCCAAAGACACATCTGCAAAATTGTTTTCGCAAATGTCGTTAATTTGGGTTTTTAACTCGGTGTAGTTCATGTCTACCTCTTAGGCCATAGGGCCGCGTGCCATTCTGCCTTTGGTTTGGGCTTTACCGCCACGCACCATGATACCTGACGTTTTAACTGGCTGATCACCGGCAAACTTGCTGATGTTGCCAACGCTCATGTTGACAGTATCGGCTTTGCTGCGGCTAGGGCCACTACCGGGATTCTCAGCAACAGTCACGTCTTTACCACTCATAGTGTGTGGCTTGGCGTAAGAAGATGCGGGCTTGTTGTTTACTATAGCCATATTAACCTCGCTTTTGTGCTGCAATCTTAGCCAAACCACGACCCATGGTTTTCATGTCCGCGTTGGTTTTACCGCCGCCAGAGCGACCTTTACCGCCAGTCATAATGCCAACTGCGGGGCCGCTATTGCCTAAATTTTTGCCTTCGGTTTTGCCTTTTTTAGCGACGCCGTCTGCTGATCGTGTGTATGCCATAGTGATCTCCTTAACTTACCGTTACTGTACCAACAAATGTCGTTGCCACCAAGTAGTTTGGTGTTAAAACGACGTCAAAATTTCTTCCCCCGCCAACAGGGTTCCATCCCCACTGAATGTCTCGCGAACCGCCAGACAAGTTACCACCGGCGTTTATGCCTGAAGTAACGTACGTTGTATCCCTACGCGGATTGCGTAGTGCTTGCGGGTCATCCACTGGATACATACCCAACTGCAACTGCGGCTGATCGGGATCAAAACACTCATCACAAACCAAGATGTTAAACCGCTTGGTCTTGATAATTTCTTCTTTGAGGTTACGCAGGCGAAACTGAAAACCACAACGATCGCATATCGCAATGGCTATCTTGCCGGACGCAAACCTATTTCCCATTACACACCACTTCCAAGGAACTGACGGCGGGGTACAAAGCGAATTGCGGCCTTCTCGCGATCTTCACCTGCGGCAAGGTCAAACTGTGTGTCATACGCTTCTTTAAGCATCGGGAGCCGTTGCATCAACTCAGGCACCTTCATGGCAATATAGTAGGCCAAGCCTGCCACTACACACGGCAGGAAGCGGAAATTCATGTCGGCTGTCTCTACACCAGCCCCTGCATCTTGAATGCGGCGTAAGCGGTAATACACGAGCGTGTATTGTTGTGAATTATCAGGTGTGAGCCACAATGTCACGGCTGGTACGTTAGGGTTGTAGACAGTTGCGCCCGTAGTGTGCCCAACTGCTGTGGTGTTTTGTTGACCACGGAAACAGTTGTTCAGAGTATTCCCTGTGATGTACCCGTAGTTGATGATCTCGTCGTCTAACTTGATGAAGCCAGTTCCTGCTAGATTCGACGCGTCTGCCACTGTGATTGTTGTGGCTGTGGACGTGATCGTGCCAACCAAAGTTGTTCCAACAGGGGCTGTCTCACCGCTCATGCGTTGAACCCAAATCTGAATGGGACGGCCCGGCGCTAACTTGTTAGGGATAGTCGCGTACGTAGATACACTGATACGTGTGATAGTAAGGTCGGCTTGTGTAGACGCTGTGTTGCCACCCGTACGGATGACGTGTTCTAACAAGTCAATGGTGTCGTTGGGTAGGGCGTACGTGTTTTGACCCGGTACGAGGGGGATAGTTCCCTCCTCGATCGTCCACATGTTGATACCACGGTTTTGCCACTCGATGGTCATCAGGTTCATGGAACGACGCGCAGTGCGCAGATCGTAGCCAGAACGCATCTCTCGACCCGCACGCTCCCATGCTTCCTCGGCAATTTCCGTGAAGTCAAGATTAAAGAAGGTCGAGCCAGTAGTAGTCATCTAAATCCTGCCGTTTTCTTTGCTATTGCTTTAGGTTGCGCTACGAATTGTTTTCCGGCTTTTTTGCCAGCGCGTTTCGCACGTGTTGTCGCAGCATACTCACTTGGACTGAGACTTTTAATCGCAGCAGCAGGAAGGTATCTTTCACCTGTTTCAGAAGATTTTTTACCACTTTTGGTTCTCCATTTTTGGTCACCCCAGTCTTTTAAAGACTGTTGTGATTTAGCCAATCCGCCACCGGCCATTTTCTTACTTGCGCAGTGTGCTTTCTCTGAGAAACCTTTTGGGGCGTCACAGTTTACGGCTTTTTTACGTTTGTCAGACCACTTAGTCACGATATCCCCCGCCAGCCGCCTTATACCGTTTAGCCATAATCTGTGCTTTACGGGCGCTCCACTGGCCAGCAGCAGTACCACCGGTATTAGCGGCTTTAACGCTGTTAAAAATCCGTTTACGAAGACTAGGCTTTGTATAGTTTCCAGCTTCGTTCACTTTGGATTTTACTTTACCGCCTTCTTTGTACTGCGTGAAGTCGGTATCGTCCCGCCGGGCTTTCTTAACACCCTTGGGCATCTTGCTTGAGGATATGGCCCCCATGCCACGGCTGGCAATCATGATTACGCCCTTGTTTTTCCGCGAATGGCACAGCCATCGGCGCGTTTAGAAGCGGAGCCGACAGAGCCACCTGATTTAAAACCCATAGATTTAATTTTTGCGCGATCTCGGGCATCTTGTGCATCGCGTTTAGATTCTTCTACAGCATCAAAGTTAGCGGGCTTGGCAACGCCACGAGACTCACGCTTCATTTCAGCAGCAGCTTCGTTTTTGTTTTGTTCTCTTTGTTTTGTAAGTTTGTAATCGGCATAACCAGCCGCACCACTTCCTGCTAACAAAGCTGGCCCCGCATTATTCTCAAGAGCCTTAAAAACTTTACCACTACCGCCCCGACCTTCGTCGTATTCGTTAACGCTGCGTTTCATGATAGTTCCTTAGCAGGCCATGCCGCCTTTAGTCATCTTAACCATTGTGCCTTTGGTTTTGCCTTTTGTAGCAACACCGTCAGCACGTTTAGAGGCGGAACCACCTGCGGAAAACTTAGTCATACCGCCCATGTTCATTTTCTTAGCCATGCCGCCTTTAGCCAACTTAGTCATAGACTCGCCTTTGTGCAAACGGCCTTCGTGTTTGTTCACAGCCTTCTGCATCATGCCTTTGTCTTGCTTCATGTCTGCTTTAGCCATACCGCCTTTAGCCATCTTGCCTTTGCCGTCAGCAGCAAAGTCAGGAACCATTTTGTCGCCTTTTTTGACCATGGTCATGCCACCGTCTGCGTATCCGCCCATATTCATTTTTTTCACATTGCCACCTTTTTTGTAACTACCAAGATCATCTGGGTTTGCACGATTACCGATCATGCCTTTAGTGTCAACACCGCGTTCTTCAAGACGACGACGCGCCATACCGGGGCCCATATTACGTACTTGGCTATAAACTTTGTCGTCGCCTTTTTCCATGTAAAGATTGCGTTTAACGTTCTTTACATCATCATCAAATCCGGAATCTTTTGTAGCCATAATGTCACCACCTTTAGAAAATTTACGGCCTTTGTCGGCCTGATTAAAATCTTTGCCCACGGACTGTGGGACGCCTGCTTTCTTAGCAAACGCTGGGTTGTTAGCCACCGCTGCCATGAAATTGTGTTGCTTCTTACTCGTCGACGGCATCTTTTTTCCTGCGAATCAACTCAGCAAAAGGTTTGCCTGCAATCATTTCAATAATACGCATGCCTGTCCACACAATCGTAAACAGGGCGGCAACCGCAGGAAGCAGTTGCATCATCGTACCAACAGCCGTAACAGCGGCAACGCCATCCGCTACGTGCTTCATGGTTTCAACGTTTTCTTGTTTCATATCAACATTTCCATCTTGCAAGCGCAGCCGCCTTACGGGTGGGCTTACCCTTCTCGTCTTTCATGGGGCCGGGCATGCCCGACATCCGTGCGCAGAACGAGTCCTTGCGCTTACCACCTTGTGGCTGTGGAGCCTTGAGGTTACTACCCGTAGCCGCGTTGTACTTAGCGCGGCCTTTGGCAGTCAAACCCGCCCCTTTAGAGATGGGTAGCTTCTCACCGCGACCAACCGAAAGAACCGGGCCTTTTTTCTTAGCCATAATAAATCTGCACTGAGTCGATGTTGGTCATCAACGCATAAATGCCGTTAGCTGCAAGCACGCCCTCGCCCGGAATAACCGGCGCATTACTAAAAGTATCTGTTGAGTCTATTTCATAAGTCATCA